AGTTTCAGAAATCATAGGTGAAGAACTTGCCGAACAACTCATCAAGAACTTATTGGAAGCCGAGGAAGAAGACAAAAAAGTTGATTCCAAGAAAGATGATACTTCAGAGGAGCCGGTTGAGGATGAACCAGACTTCGACTCAGATGACCAAAAGAGTATGATGACTCAAGCTGAGAGAGATGCTCTTAGTGAGTCATTAAAAGAAGAGGTATTAATAAACTTGGGTCAGATTCTAAGTGAGGCTTCAATATATGATAACAAATATGCAGTTGGTGATAAATTTATACCACTTAAAAATACAGCAGATTTGTTCAAAATGGGGTTACCACCATCTACAAGAATACCAAAGGGGCCGTTTACAAAAATAGCACCAACTGATGATGGTATAGAGGTGAAAATTAATAATGGTAAAACTGTGTATGTATCCGCAGAGGACACAGGTAAAAACTACATTATTACAGCAAGTGAGAAAAACATACAATCATTATTTGGTAAAATGAAAAAAGGTGCATCTGCTACCGATATAAATTTTGATACAGACACAATGGAAACCGCACAATGTATGGGAACGTATGTAAATGGGTTCAGTATACTTAAACAATTAAATGCAGCTACCGAGGAAACTTTACCAAAAGTTACTAATGATGTAAAACAAAAATTTATAAAAGCATTAGGAATGAGTGGTGATTATGGAAAACCAAATGAAATTTTATCTAAGTTAGATACAATGCCATTAGGTGATTACTTCTTAATAGCACAACTAATGGCGGGTATGACTAAGTTTACGGATGATTTGAATTTCAAGGGTGCATACATAACTCATAAGAGTATAAAAGCATACTATAAAGCTACTGAACGTTCTGAATTAGTAGATGGTGTAAAAGATAATACAGCCGATTGTGTTATATCTAATGTCCCATCATCTGAACTTGTATCTAAGTTGGGTGAGGGTTTGCCCGTTGAATACGATAATACAGGTGTTTGTACAATAATTGGAACGAACATTAAGTTTGTACAAGTATCACTTAAAAAAGCAGAAGGTGGAGCTCAATTAGGTAAAATCTATGGATTCTTAAAAGATAAATACAATCTATTAGATGCATCTGATGTTAAAAAGTTAGCATTAGAATCAGTACAATTGGATGAAGGTATTCGTGATTTTTTAAACAAGGGGGCCAACTTCATAAAAAGTGTAGGTTCTAAATTTTTAGAAAAAATATCACAATTAGGGAAGTTCTTATCTGGATTCTTAAAAAAGATGGAAAATGGATTTAGAAAATCTCCCAAATCTGCAATTAATAAGTTAGAAAAGGAATTATTCAAAGCAGGGTTACACGAGGGTGTATTGAATGAAGCTAAAAAGCCAAAAATATGGGATTCGTTTCAAGAAATTGGTAGTAATCAAAAAGTATTAGATAAATTAATAAGTAATGTTGATAATGAGATGCAATCCTTAGTAAAGGCATCTATGTCAAATGAGGCATTCTTTTTCAAAGGATATCAAAAACTAAAACTAAACGCTCCTGTAAATAAAGATACTGTTGCTAAATTATTAACAAACTTCCAATCTGCTATTGTACTAAAAAGTATATTAGGTGATTTAAGTGGTGATGCTAAGGCTTTATATTCTCAAATGATTGAGTTAGAAAAAGAAATGATATATGGTAAAACAACATTACCTTTATATAAAGTATTTGGTGTAGATAAAGATGGTAAGGGGACTACATATAAGCAATTTCCTGGTTCTGAAAAGTTTGTACAAGACAAACTATCAAAAGATTTATCAGATACAGTTGTATTTTATTTAAGAGCAAATGCACAAGACAATATGTATTTTACATTAAGTGGATATGGGTTAACTGGTATCAATGAAACTACTGGTGATTTAAAATACTCTCAATTTAGAATGGGAACTAATTCAACAGGTAGGTATAGTTACAATTTTGAAGGTACAAAGGAATTACCATTAGGTAAAGTTAAATCGGCACTAAAGATATAATCGGAGATAATGAGTGAGAACACAATTATTATGTACATTCACCAATGAAAGTGAATTCGAAAATTTAGTGGATAGTATCTTAAAAGAGTTTGAGTTATTCAGCCGTAAAATATTTGTATTGAAGTTACAACCATCAAAAGAATTGGTAGTGAGTTACAACATCATTCCAAATTCAGCAAAATTCCTTCAATCTACCATTATGGTACATAGAAAGAAAGAGTCAAATACAATGTATACTATCAATGCATTAAATACATTGATTACTGCTGAAAATGGTGGTGTTTTAGATAAGTCGTATCAAGTAGATTGGCAAAAATATAAAAATTCAATTATATTAACTGATGGTGCTGGGTTTAAGATAATGAAGACGAGTTTGTTCCGAATTATTGACGTTAATTAACATTACTACCATATTTATATACGTGTGAAAGCACAACAAAATAAAAAATAAAATATTTAAGAATACATTTGGTATTGTCACCCAAATGTTGTATATTAGTGACAAGTTAACAATTAATAATTAAAAAAGAGTAGTATTATGGCTATTGATTTAAATGCAATCCGCAATCGTTTGAACACGCTTCAAACAAAAGTAACAAAGACTGATAATCTTTGGAAACCACAACCAGGTAAACAACAAATCCGTATTTTACCTTACACCCACAACACTTCAAATCCGTTCATCGAACTGTATTTCCATTTTGGATTCGGTGGTAAGAACATCATCTCTCCAAGTTCATTTGGTGAGGCAGACCCTTTATTGGAATTTGCTGAGAAGTTGAAAGCAACTGGAAATCGTGATGATTACCAATTGTCTCGTAAATTGACTCCTAAGATGAGAACATACGTACCAGTATTGGTTCGTGGTGAAGAGTCTGAAGGTGTTAAGTTTTGGGGATTTGGTAAAAACGTTTACCAAGAACTATTAGGGTTCTTCGCAGATCCAGATTATGGTGATTTAACCGACCCTGTAAATGGTCGTGATGTAACAGTAGAATTCAAAACTGCTGCTGAATTGGGTAAATCTTATCCCGAAACTTACATTCGTGTTAAACCAAGCACTACTCCAATCTCAGAAGACTCAAATGTATTGGAAATGTCAAAAGACCAAATCGAACTTCCAGGTATGTTCAAAAAAGTAACATATGAAGAAATGGAAGGTATGTTGAAGGAATGGTTAGAAACTGGCGAAGTATCAGACTCTAAAGAACAACCAACTGCTGAAACAAGTAAACCGACTGAAGCAACTTCTCCCGCATCTAACGTAAAAGATGCATTCGATGATTTATTTAACGACTAATTAGTATTGCTAAGAAGAAGGAAAGTTCTCGTGATGAACTATCTTCTATCCTCGCTAACAACCTAAACAAGAAGTTTAAGTCCGCCAATAAGGTGGCTTTCTTCTTGGATGGGGAAGAGACAACTCCTACCGACTTAGATGAGTGGGTATCGACTGGCTCTCCTATGTTAGATTTAGCAATCTCAAACCGACCAAATGGTGGATTACCAGTAGGTCGTATTACTGAGATTACAGGATTAGAGGGTAGTGGTAAATCACTATTGGCAGCTCACTCAATCGCAGACACTCAGAAGAAGGGTGGTCTTGGAGTCTATATAGACACCGAGAACGCAATGAATCAAGAGTTCTTAGAAGCAATTGGTGTAGATGTCAAAAAGATGTTATACGTTCCATTAGAAACTGTGGAAGACATCTTTGAAGCAATCGATTCAATCATTGAATCAGTTCGTTCTTCTGATAAGAAGAAATTGGTTACAATCGTAGTTGACTCCGTAGCAGGTGCATCTACTAAAGTTGAGATATCAGCTGATTATGACCAAGCCGGTTACGCAACTCAAAAAGCCATCATTATTTCGAAGGCAATGAGAAAGGTAACTAATCTTATTGGTAGAGAACGAATTTCACTAATCTTCACCAACCAATTGAGAACACGATTAGGTGTATCATTCGGTGACCCTTGGACAACGAGTGGTGGTAAGGCAATTGCGTTCCACTCATCGTGTAGATTAAGACTGAAACAAATGGGTCAGTTAAAATCCAAAGTGGGTGGTGTAGACCAAGTGGTTGGTATTAAGACTCGTGCTCAAGTAGTTAAGAATAGAATGGGGCCACCACTCCGTTCGGTAGATTACGATATTTACTTTGATAGAGGTATCGATAATTATGGCTCTTGGTTACAAATGATGAAGAGTTACAAACTGATTGACCAAAGTGGTGCTTGGTACACTTATGTAGATAAAGAGACTGGTGAAGAGATTAAATTCCAAGCTAAGAATTTCGAAGACCTCTTAGAAGAGAAACCCGAACTAAAAGAGTCGATTTATTCTCAAATTTGTGATGCATACATTATGTCTTACAAAAAATCAAGCGCAGAAGCAAACATAGATAACGTAGAAGTAGAAGATTTCGATGCATAATAGATACGCAGAACTCCTCAAAGAAGTGAGTAAAGAACATAGTGAAGTTAAAGACGAAAGTCTAAATGATAACGTTCTAATCATAGATGGATTAAACCAATTTATCAGAGTATTTGGGGCAGTACCTGCGTTGAATGATGATGGAGAACATTGTGGTGGTGTGACAGGATTTCTCTTGTCCACCGCTGCAACCATCAGAAGATTGAAACCTACACGTGTCGTTATCGTGTTTGATGGTAAGGGTGGGTCTAATCGTAGAAAGTCAATGTATAAGGGTTATAAGGAAGGTCGCACTGGTCTGACTAAAATCAATAGATTGGCTGGATACGAGGATTTAGAGGACCAATCGGAATCGATGAGGAAGCAATTTGCTCGACTCATTGAGTACCTTCAAATCTTACCCGTATCTCTTACCTATATTGATTATGTTGAAGCAGATGACATCATAGCATACCTTGCAAATCATTACTTCAAGAAAAATGTTACGATTATATCATCAGATAAGGATTTCTTACAATTGGTAAACCCACGTATCAGAGTATGGGCCCCTACAAAGAAGAAAATGTATGATGAGGCACTTGTAATAGAAGATTATGGTATTAAACCACAAAACTTGGTATTTTATCGTGTTATTGAGGGTGATAAATCTGATAACATTGAGGGGGTTCGTGGTGTGGGTCAAAAAACCATTCATAAAAAAATGCAATTCCTAAATGAGGATACGCTTGATTATGATGGGTTTATTCAAAAAATAAAAACTGAATGTGATGATAAGTTGTCACAAAAGTTGATTGAAAATGTGACAACTATGGAGATTAATTACAAGTTGATGCAACTCAAAGACCCTGAAATATCATCATCAATTAAATCAAATGTCAGAGAGATTATGGATTCACATAGCTCTAATTTTGATATTGTGGAATTTAAGAAGATGTTTATGTATGATAAACTATATACTGCATTTTCTAATGTAGATTCGTGGTTGAGAAATTCATTTTTATCTTTGGATGGTTTTTTAAAGAATGAAAAGTGATTATAGAACTGAAATTTGGAATGGTGAATTAGAATACCACACTTATACAGAACGTGGTTGGTTAGGTATAGGTGGGCCAGAACACCCTATGTTTAAAGGAATGGTCGAACGTATTTTAACGGAATCAAAATACATATCAGACTACAAGTTATATGTGATTGGTGGTTTACTGGAATCGTGGGTGTCTTGGGATGTTGATTTTGCCATAACTGGTGAATTTGACCCAATAAAAATAAAAGAGATATTTGAGGTAATTACTAAGATTTCATTCGAAATGAGAATATTTACCGATTGCCACTATCAAAAAAAACTATGGCCAGTACATTTGTATTGTAGATATGGTGGATACGAGGAAGTACACGAGTGTTGGAGATTATCTAATCGATTTGCACGAGATGGGGTATATCAAGACCTAAGTAGCTTTGAGTATGCTGATGGGTTGTACAAACAAACAATAAATTATCCATTTCCAAAGCACATTAAGCGTAGGGAAGAAGGGTATAGTTATAAACCGCCACTTTTATTAAATTAAGTTTGGATAGTTAAAAATAAAGTCGTATATTAGTGACTATATGGAGAAGTTAGGAAGCAAGTTTAGTACATCATTTCAAAATAAGGTAATATCGGCTATCATATCAGATAGGTCGTTTACTCGACAAATCTATGATATACTAAAACCAGAGTACTTTGATTCGGAAGCGTCTGAGTGGTTAGTTAATACTACTCTAAAATATTTCGATGAGTATGAGACAATGCCAACGTTAGATGTCCTTAAAGTAAAGATAAATGGTATTGAGAGGGATGTACTGAAGACTTCAGTCGTGGATACTCTTAAATTTGCTTGGAATCACTTAGAAACCGAAGATTTACCTTACGTAAAGGAGCAAGTTCTTGATTTTTGTAAGAATCAGTCTATCAAGAACGCAATCTTAGATTCCGTGTCCTTATTAGAGGATGGTAAGTATGAAACTATTAAAAAGAATATTGATACTGCAATGAAAGCAGGTCAAGATTCTGATATTGGTCACGAATACAAGACTATGGTTACGGAAAGATACGAGGATAGCGTTCGTAATGTCGTATCTACTGGTTGGGATGTCGTTGATGAAATCACTCAAGGTGGGTTTGGTAAAGGTGAATTAATCCTATTCGCAGCTCCTCCCGGAATTGGTAAGTCTTGGGCTTTGGTTAACATTGGGGCTAATGCTATGAAAAAAGGTAAAACTGTGGCTCATTATACTTTGGAATTGAACGAAGGATATACTGGTCAGAGATATGATGCCGTTTTGAGTGGTGTTGCTGTCGCTAATCTAAAGTATAATATGGAAGATGTTGAGAAGGTAGTCCAAAACACACCAGGTGACTTAGTAATTAAACATTATCCTACTAAAACGGCAAGTGTGACTTCATTGAAGGCACATATGGATAAGATGATACTTCAAGGTAAGAAGCCCGATTTAGTTATTGTGGATTACGCTGACCTTTTACGAGGACCAAAAAAAGAAAAGAGACACGAAGAGCTGGAAGAAATCAT